GTTTCTTTATTGAACGAGAACGAGAAATGGTGCGAGAAACGAGATTACTCCTCTGCTTCAGGATCCGTCACCAGCAGCTCCCGCAGGGAGCTCTTCACCGTGGGCCAGTGAACGGGAAACGAGAACGAGAAACGAGGTTTCAGTGTCCGAGGATCAGTAAAACCGGATACAGGACACCTGTAGAGTTTAAGCTGCCTCTCCAAGAGGGCCTCATTGCAGATAATCACAATACCACCAGCTTTAACATACTTGTTAATCCAAACAATTTGCCATTTATTTAGCTTAGGATAACTGACGTAGTCTGATTTTAATTCTAACCAAAAAACTTTATTAAAACCAACACCATGAATGTCAGGTATTCCATTAATTGTGCTAGATTCTATGCGGGTAAAGAACACATCATTGATATGTTTTTTTATTCTTTGCCAGAGTAATGACTCACGATTTTTAGCAGCCATATTAAAGTCAAGATTATATCTTTTTAATACTAACAATCACTGAGTTTGGGATGATAGTTGTATTACCAATCTGTTCTATTTCTCCTTTATCATTAGTGGAGTAATCTCCAAATATTCTTGTTACACCTTTAACCTGACTTAGTAAATGACCTTTTGTTACACATGTTGCAAGCTTTTGTTCTTTCAATTGATCTAAGTCTTGCCAACCAGATTCTGACACAATATCCAACCAAACAACTTCAACCATTGGAAATCTATCTTGCCAATGTTTTGCTTTTTTATTTATGTTTATTTTTCGTTTTAACATTAACAATTCCTACAGATGTATAAAGTTGTGGGTTATGTACTTTGTTAAAAGTAACAATCCAATCAGACCAACTAGCTTTCTTCAATTTGCTCAGTTGTGCTTTCGACAACGTCAATGGTCTTTGCGTTGTAACCATCGATCTTGTTTGAAAGTTCCTTGAGTTTGTTTTCAAGTTCTTCACGTGACATGCCCTCCAACCCTGTTACTTTAACTTCTTTTCTATCAACATATTGACCAGCCAATTGACCAGATCTATATTCAGCATTGATTGCAGCAGCATATTGTTTATCAGCTTCCGCACTAAGAGCTATACGTTCTAATCGTTTATAACGTCTAAGGTTGTCACCTTCGTATTTAGCACATTCTTCTTTGTAAATTTTGTCCATGTATTTAACAACATGAGGATTTAGTTTTCTATTTGTTAATCTAGATGCAATTACAGAATAATCATTCTCATTTTTACAATCATAGCCAGCCTGCTTTAGAGCATCAGCTTTTGTGATGTTGCCCCAATTCTTAACATAGATATCGATGAAATGCTTTTGTTTTAAAGTCAAGTCATCTTCAGTTCGCAGTTCTTTCTTTTTCAATGGCATAATAATTTTCTATTATATAGATTATTTTAACCCCTGTCCAACTTTCAAAAAAGCAAAAGTTGAGTTCCCGCAAGACACCCTATATTACTTTTATTGATTAGGTGTCCCTAAGGGACACCATAGGGACACCATAGGGACACCATAAAAACGTACTTAAAGTATTGATATATATACATTATTCTTCTTCGGGGACACCAGGGACACCTCTTTTACCCCCTGAGCACTTTTCTTTTTCAATTACTCTAGAATATCTATATAGAGAAATTTTTAATATTGCAGCAAATCACAGAAAATGATAATAATTATATGCTTTTTATAAATATGCGGCCACTGGATTACCTTAACTGGTTCGGTTTCCGGTGGCCGGTAACCGTTCTTCCTTATCTCTTCACACATAACCCTTGCTAAGTTTTACCGATTCACGTACAATGAATATTGAGCATCTTTTTTCATTATGCTCTCTTAGGTTAGTTAAATTCCCTGCCAGGTTATTTTTCTTTTTTGCCTGGTAGGGTTAACCTGTCTATTTGTCTTTTAATAATTCGTCTCGATTCCTTATCATTAGCAGCTCGGTATCGTTTATATCTATCTCGATACTCCATCCAAGTAAGTTCAGATTTAGAAAATTTTATTACACCCTCTTTTCTTAATTTTAAAAAACGGTCTCTTACAAAACTCGGATCCATATCCGCAAACCAACACACTCGATCAAAATCCTCTCCACCATCTTTAAACCAATTATAAGAATCTTCCTTATTATAAGCATCCACCTTAGAATACGTTTTAAATACACAATCTTCAAACGCCTGGACAATGATTGCCTGGAACAACCTTTGCTCAGGGTATTTTACATTCACAATCTTTTCGGACATGTTAGTGCCCAAAATCTTTAATAAGGTCGGTGAGTAGTTCACTGTATTGAGATTGCTCCTTTTTAGGATACTGCAGCTCTCGTATTTCTACCCAATCATCGAATACCCCTTCAATGAAACGCATCTTACCTACACCATCTAAGGACTCAATTACATGATAATGGTAATTAACTAAATTCTGATAAGTTTCATCGTCCATGATAAACGTGACTGCAGAGAGGGAAAAGATATCGATATGGAAATACTCTGCAATCACGCATCATTTTTAAAGACCAGTTTAATGCCTTTAGCCTTAGCTGCAGCTTTACGACCGATCTTCCAACACTCATCAACTTTGTCAATGAATGAAAGACTGAAATTTCCTAAACCAAAATCATTCCCACAATACAACTGAAACATCAAGCTCGTTAGTTCATCATATGTCTTTTTATCAGGACATATCATTACCAATTTCCTTAACGTGTTTTCTAACGCTTCAGGACTAGCCTTAAGTTTCTGTTTCGCCACTTAGTCTCCTAATTAAATTGTTAATTTAAAAACTAATTATTCGTTGCTATTGTGAAAATAAAGTGTTTTGAAAAGCCCCACTTTCTCATTTAGGCTTAGGAATACGTTAATTAATTAATATAGAATTAAATTTTAGATTGCAAGCAAAAAAAAAGGGGCCAGATCTCCCAGCCCCTTCTTCAGTTAGTAATCAGATCCGATCTAACTTATTTACTATTGAGCAGTGCGCGCCCTTGCTTTAGTAAATTCTCTCTCATCGCTTCAGTAGATTTGCCTTCTTTTTTGGCAATTTTCTTAACTTCCTCATCGACTAATTTAGCTATCATGTTACCAGGTCGTCTAAACCCTTCCTTACCCATAGCTCGAATTATACAATAAGAGTCAATATCTACTGCACAGGATTTCCATTTATTTATATCCATTATGCTGCATCCTCTCTTTTATCAAAGTCTCGGTCAAGTGCAAATTTAAGTAGATCAATCTTTTTATCTCTAGTTAATCCACCATTATACACTCTATCGAGTTGTTCAATGTATTCATCTTTTGATGTAACTGCATTAAGTTTTCCACCCTTAGATCGCATTGCAGATTTTAATCTGTCAAAACTAAACTTTGGATGTTTGCACAAAATTAAATAAGCTCTGATCAATTGTCTTTTTAACTTTGTAGCTGATGGATCAATTTGCTTAGCGATGTGTGTCATCTCTTTTGCAATCCGATCAAACTTTGCAATGTTACCAGATGGAATAGAAAAATTACCAAGTTTAAATTCCTCAGTAATATCTTTAGACACCGTTGCTTTACCATTGAGTAAGGCAAGTGTTTCTGCAACTGGCATCCCAAATTGTTCCATCTTCGATCTACAGATTTTATAATCTTGTCTATTACGATCGCAGTGAAACTTTAAAAAGTTATCCAAGTTCCAGTTCCGTTTTCCGGTGTTCATTCTTGCAGTATCAAGAGCATCATCCGATTCAGAAATGATAAAGTAAATTTCTAAACCTAACTCCTTTCTAGCTTGCAAGGTATGTTGACCATCAATTACTTCATAATTTTTATTTACAGTAATTGCAGCCTTCGTATCTTTATCAGCAATCAATCGTTTGATTCTCTCAACATGAGTGTGATCAACTTCACGATTACCTCTAGACTTTTTAAACAACGAATAATCTTTCGTTGCAAAGTATTTATTTTTTATTTCTTTAACTGACATTTTTATTTTCTCCTTTGGGTTAGTTAAATGTTATGTAAAGCAGTGCCCCAACTAAAAGTAAAAATATTTTAGGTGGTATTACTAGCAGCATGATTAAAAAACAGAATTTATAAAACTGATTGATCATATTTATTTTTCTCTCCTTCAATGTGGCTGTAGATTAAATCCATCGCGACCTGCTCATTTATCGGATAGATAGGATGCATTTCAAAGTTCATAGAGCACTGCTGCAACCTACGCATTTGCTCTTGAAAGTGATCGTCCTTATACTCTAACGGTTCACCATTAACGTTGTTGATCTGAGTCTTGCTCAAGATATCATCAACTTCTTTAATCCAATTAGTAAATGTTTCACTATTAGATTTAAGTTTTATTACATTCATGATACACTCCTTGTTAGTCATGCAATAGTTATAAACATTAAAATAATAATTGCAAGGATTAAATAAGATAGGATAATATAGGACTATGAAGTTTATTTTAATATTGCACTTATGTACCATGCTAACAAATCAATGTTACGAATCATTACATGTGAATATGGAATTTAATAATCATAGATCCTGTGCCCTTGCAGGTTATGATATTGCAGGTAAATCTTTAGAACAATTAAACCCTAAAGATGTGAATGATGCAGAATTAGCGGTAAAATTTGAATGTAAAAAGGTAGGCAAAAAGCCAATTATACCACTTCCTAAGCCTGGAACACCCTCATAGTTGCATTTACTGTGTATTTTGATATATAATCCCTTATGAAGCTATATCGCGTCCAAGC